GCTTGAACCACGACCCCCATTAATGCTAATAAAGTTTGTGACGGTTCCTTGTATGGTAAAGTCATAAATGCATCTCTAAGATTTCCTCCAGGAGCATCTACATCTCTCCATTCACCTGGTTGAATTGATTGAGCATCATCTCTGATTCTAATTCCACGTTGTTTAAATCCTGCAGGTAAATTAGATAGTGTTCCTGCATCTAATAATTGTCTTAATGCTTGTGTAGCAGTACGTGATAATCCACCAATCATTTGAATTAAACCGTTACCATAAAAACCAAATCCCGGTAAAAATTTAAAGTGTACAAAATATTGTATTTTTTGTTTTTTAGGATCAGTTTCAGAATAGTTACGTCTGATAGATAAAACTTCTCTAGAATTTTCTTCAATAGTTACAATGTATGGTAATTTAATTCCTGTGGGCTCACCATTTGAATCTTTATCTTCAAAACCTTCTAAATCTAAATTTACATGACATTCTAATAATGTGAAAACATCTTCAGTTTGACCACTCATAGTCACACCTTCTAATTGTCTCTCTTTAGATCTAACATCATCTTCTTGAGTTAATTCATCAGATGCTTTTAATTCTATGTCTCTATAAAAACCTGCAACTTGTTGTTTTCTTAATTCGTTTTCTGAAATTTTTATAACATGAATAATTGCTTCTGCATCTTCAAGTGAACTTGCTGTGTATGGAACAATAATATCTTGAGCTTGAATGAATTTGGAAACAGCTCGACCTAATATTTCATCATAATAAACTTTTTTAAATGTTGAACCTGATAGTGGTAAGTAAAATAACATTTGATCAAACTCTGGTTCATATTCTTTCATGACATCCATAATTTGATAGTTCATAAATTCAGAAACTCGTTCTGCTTGATCTTCAATTTGAGGAGTTGTTGCACCAATAACTTGAGTTCGCACTGGTCCTTCAGGTGGTAATAATTCTTTGTAAGCTAAAGCTTGAAATTGTGTAACTGCTTCTGCTAATACCGGGTGAGTTGCACTAGATGCACCTTGAAATGGTTCTGTTCTTGATTCGTATTTAAATCCAAGTAGATCTAATCCTTGAGTGTAAGCTTTTTCCCAATCTGCTCTTGAATCTTTATAAGATTGTGTATCTTGATAAAGTTCAGATCCTAATCTATTTAAAACTGTTTCTTCAACTACTTCTGCAAGGTTTGCATTAAATTCAGTTTGGCCAGATAAATCTTTTGTTGGATCAAAATTAATATCCACACTACCATCTTCATTTTCAGTTACTTCAGTTGGAGATGTTTTAATCTCTTCTGTTTCACTAATAACTAGTTCTGTCTCCTGTTCAGGAGTCAAAGGTCTACTTATTGTTGGAATTGGTTTTTCTATTTCTGCCATTTGTTATTTTCTCCGATTTAACTGTTCTAACAGTATTATAACCAATATTCAAGCCTTGCGGGTTGGGTCCTCGTAATGGAGGTATAGTTCTGGTTAATCTTTTAGGTTTAATCATAATTATCAGGATCCCACCAATCAGGATTATCTCCTGCATCTCCATATCTATTTGTAATATCATCATATGGATTATCTTCTACATAAGCCCTAGCTTTTTCTCTTTCCGCAACTCTTTTTGGATGTATTCTTTTTCCAGTTGCAATTTTCTCAACTCTTTCAATATTACTTATTGCATCTTTAACATTCATGTTCTCATAATCTATTTCCCAATCTGCGTCATGTGGACTAACTATTGGACGTGGTCTATTTTCTATAACAGAAAATTCACCTGGATATTTTATAGGTTGCCCTGTTTCTACATTCATGTCCATTTTAGGAGGATCATAATGTAACTCAAATGGAGTATCAAATGCGCCACCATAAACATCTGCTTCAATTTCAATTTTACCATTTGGATATTCACGCATTGTAATTATGTCTGGTTTTTTTTCACCAGGAACAGATACTTCTAATTTTTTAACTTTTACTATATCTTCAACTCTTGTTGCTTTAGGAGATATGTCTATTCCTTCTCTTTCAATTTTAGCAATTAATGATGGAAACCAATCTGGCATACCAGCAACTTTTGGTATAACTTTAGTTGCAACTTTTGCAGCCTGTATTCCTTTTTTACCTTTCATTAATTTACCTATAAGTGGTAGTGAAACGGCGCCAGCTAAAAATCCTAAAAATCCTCTTCTAGATATTTTAGGACCTTTTCCTCCTTCACTTAAATGAATTCTTCCCCCGCGCGCGTATCTATTATGGTCTCTAATGTAATCTATAAAACCTCCTTCAGCAGCTCCTGTTCTTGCTCCCATTTCTTCAATATTTATTCTTTGATCTTCTGTTAAAGGTTTTGTCTCTAAATCTTGTTTATCAAAAATAGTTTTATATCCTTCTGATTGTTTTAAAAAATCATTATATATTTCCGTAACATCAATAAATCCTGAAGGACTAAAAATACCTGTTTCTTCTTTACCTTGTTCCCCTAAAGTTTTTATATTTTCAAAATTTCTTGTAATTTGATCAATTAAAGGACGCGCACTTTCACCATATTCGTTTGCTAAATTATTTATAAAGGTTGGAATATTTTCAGCGTTTAAAATAATTCTATTTGGATTTTCTTGTACATATTTTTTAACTTCAGGATCTGCAATATTAGATATTCTTAAGTCAGCTATGTTTTTAGCTTTTTTAAAAGCTTCTGCTTGTAAAGCTGTAATATCTTTTTTTACATCATTTAAATCTTCTCCTGTTATATTTTTTTTAAGATTATTTGTTAAATTTTGTAATGTTAATTTTTCTTCATTAATTTGTTTTTGTATCATTTCAACTTGTTGATCTGATACAGGGGTGCTTTCTATTGAAGGATTGTCTCTTAAATAAGTAAATCTTTCTAATTTTTTATTTAGATCATCTATTTTTCTGCTTTGTTCTTGAATAGGAAAAAGATAATTTGCCATTTTTTGTGAGCCTGGTCTTGCTGATCTTTCAAGAGCTTGAGTTACTTGTGTACCTGCAATTTTAGACGCATCAATATCTAAACCAGGTATAATATTTACATTTTCTAAAAGTGATGAAACTAATTCTCTTCCAAATCCACCTGGGGAACCTCTTGCAGATTCTGCAGCTGCAAATGGAACTGTTAACGTAGTACCTATTAATGTTCCAATAGTCCCTGTTCCAAGAGCTAGTTCTCTAAATCCTTTTAAAATATTTTTACTTCCTGTTAACATTCCTTTTACTAATTCATCTCCAGCACCAGTTTCTTTTAAAAACTGACTGGCTATTCTTCTTTCAGATTGATTTAATTCTCCAGATTCAATTTTTTCTAATCCTTTCATATAACAACTAGACCCATTTGAAAACTTAACACGACCTCCTAATCCTAGTGCGTTTATTCTTGGACCACATCCCATTACATTAATAAATTCAGTTAATTTTTCTGGATTGTTTTTAAAATGATTTACTACTTGTTGTTGAATCCTACTTACTCCTTTTTCAGCTGTTTCTTTTCCCACTCCATAACTTTTTCCTCCAACAACTAATCGTATTCCTTCTTCTTTTAATTTATTTACATTAGATAAATCTCCTTTTAAAATTTGTTGTTCTATATCTCTAGCAAGAAGATTTGCATTTCTGGTTAATAATTGTAAATCAGATGTTGGACTAGAAAGACCTTTTGCATGGTGAATTTCAATTGCATTTCTAAGTGTTTTAATATCTGTTTTTTTATCATCAAGCATAAATCTTAAAAAATCATTAAACTTTAATTTATTTGTGTCATAACCTTCAGGAAGTAATTTAGCTAACGCTTCTGGTATGTTTGTTTTCGCATTTTTTGCAACATCTACAAATTTAGAAACCTTTTTATAATCAGGGTGATTATTAACTAAAACTTTATTTTCATCTAAAGGACCTTTGTATTTTATATGATAATATTTTTTTCCACCTCCTTTTGCAGTATTATCTTGAAATCCTATAATTTTTTTATTTTGATAAAGAGGTTTATAATTTTCATCTCCATTTAAATATGCTCTATCCATTTGTGCAAGCATCCAACCATCAGGAGAACCAAATCCAAAATTATATCTAAACTCTTTTGTAGATGGGTCTGTAACAAAAATTTGAATTCTTTTTCCTATGTTTCTATTTTTTCCGCTAGTTTCTGGCAAACCATATTTATATAATTTAAAATTCCAATCTTTTTCTGGCACTTCTGAAAAATTAGCTTTAATATCGTTTTGAACAGGTTTTGGTAATGATTTAAAATTTCTCATTTTAAAACCTCTATTTACAAAATTATACACTGTTGCAAATTTAGGATCTGTTGTTTTAAAACCATAAGACTGTCCTTCTTTAAAAACAGCGTCTGGAAATTCTTTTAATATTTTTTGTTGATCTGTTTTTGAAAATTGATCAAATATTGTTTTTTTTCTAAAAACTCCTTCCGCTCTTCTTATCTTGTCATAAACTTTAGTTCTTTGTGCTTGATCTGTTAAATCATTATAGTCTTTATTAAAAAAATATTGAGATGCTTTATTTAATTCTGATTTTGAAAAACTTGGTTGTGGCCTATATTTTTTTTCTTCCCTAATTCCTGTTTTAATTACATTAAATCCTTGTTCAATAAAAGAAGGATTATTTAAAACTTTATATAATGTTTTTGATGGATCTTTAACTTTTTTCTTTTCTAAAAAATCTAATAACTCACCACTAGTTATTGTTTTAGTTTTTTTCTTTTTAATATAATCTGTCACTAGTCCTGCATAAGAATATCCCTGTCTCTCGACGCTCCCTCCGTCAGCAAGTTCTAATTGTTGACCAGGTACGTTTTGTTGTGGAGCAAATGGCATATCATCTGTAAAATTTTTAGGCAGTATATTTGAAGGATCCACAATAATTTCTTGATCATTTATATTAGGTTTTTTATCTTCGTAAATATCTGGTTCAGTTCCTGTATATAACGGGACTATAAAATCGCGCGACAGGTAACGGGGGTTTGCTTTAAAGTTTAAATACTTTTTATACTTTTTAATTTCGCTCATTATAACAATCCTGCGATTCCACCTTTAGCATTAGGTTCTCTTCCAGTAATATCAAATTCATCTAATATTTGTTTTTGACTTAGATCTTCTCCAAGATTGTAAATTTGATTATAAAGTTCTGGGTGATCTCTTCTTAAAAGTTCAGCCATCATTTTTTGATTTTGTTCATTTGTTACATCCACTAATCCTTGTTCATTTTTTATAAACATTGATTTGTCATATTGATTTAAAACTCTATTCATTTCAGCTTCTAAAACTTGTTCTGGTATAACTTTTGGAGATTGTTTAGGTAATCTATTTATAGATGTTATATAATTATAAGCTTCTTCATAAAGTTCACTTTGTTGATCTCCCGATAATTGATCAAATGTTTTTTTATATTTTTGTTCTGCCATAACTTCTGCAAGTGTACTTGCAGCTGTCTTAGGTTGATTATAATCTGGAAATATTTCATCAGCGGCCTTTGCAGCTGTTTTAAATCTTCCTTGTGCTTCTTCAAATGTAGTAACAGGTTTTAATGGTTCTAAATCAACTTTACCTGTTTTAATAAAATCTAATGTTTTTTGTTTTCTACTATCATATAAACCTTTTCTTAATTCTTCAAACGTATCAAAATCTAATCCTTTTTCTTCTGCTTTAAGTATTAATCTATTTTCTGTGTCCAAAGTTTTTCTTCTGTAATCAAGACTTTTATTTGATCTTCTAGGATCTAACGAATCAATAAACTCTAAATGTAATTCATTATATTTTCTTTTCTTTTCAAATGAATCTAATGGAGAAGAAGATATTGCATCTATTTCTTTTTCTATATCAGCAGTAGTTCTTGTAGTAGTTTTTTTTGAAAGTAATCTTTCATCTACAGTCTCTGGTTCAGGATCCATAACAGTTGTACCTGTTGGTTCTTCTGCTCGTCTAATTGGTCTTTTAGGAACTGTTACTTCTCCAGTTTTTGGATTAACAGATTCCATGGATTTTTTACCTTTAGTTTTTTTATTTAATTGTTCTATAAGTTTGTCAATTTCTGACATAACTTTTTTACCTTTACTAAATCCAATTCTTCCACCATCTGCTTCTTCTTTTCTTTTTATAACTTTAGTAGAACCTTCACTAGATGAATCTTTTATAATATCGCTAATTGTTGCATCTCTTATTCCAAGAAAACGATTCATTTTTTTTCTTTGTTCATCTGTTAATCTGCTTTCTATTTGTCTTCTAAGAGCATCTGCAACAGTTTCATTTATCTCATCTCCTTTATCAATTATTTTTTTTGTAATAGATTTATCGTAATCTTTTTTAACAATATCTAAAATTCCTTCTTTTGATCCACCAGAATAACCAATTCTTCCACCATATGCTTTACCTTCTGGTTCATCTATGTCTTTTGGTTTTTTATATTTTGCAAATTCTTCTGGATAATCTTGTTCAAGTCCCATTTCAAAAGAAGATCTTTTAGCACCATATTGTGCAAGTTCATTTTGAATTTCTTCTTCTGTCATATCTGCAAATCTAGATTCACGTCTTTTGATTGCATCTTCAATTCTTTGCATCTCTTCAATATTTGCCCTGTACTCACCAGGTGTTAAATATCCACCAGGTGTTTTAGGAGGTTCTGTTCTAATTGGTGGTGCTTCTACTTTAGACATTACATCTATAATTTCAGATCGCGCGCCTGTAGGTATTTTATCTAATGGAATTTTTTCAAACACATCATCACCATAATGATAACGCATTATTCTAATTGGATCTGCGTACATTAAAGGTTGACCACCAGAAATATAATTACGTTCTTCTAAATTTCTAAGTGTGTTCGCATCTAATTTAATTTTTCCTTTTGCATGTTGATCAAGTAAAAAATCTCGAGCTACAGCTCTATACATTCCGCTTGGACCAAATACTCCACCTGCATAACCTTTACCTTCATATTGTCTTGCAATCATTGCTTGTCTTTCTGCTTCTTGTTTAGCAAGAAATTCAGGACTCATTTCTTCTACAGCTTTTTCTAATCTTTTACCTGCAGCTTCTAATTTACCTAGGTCTGTTGTCGGTGAAAATTTTGTTCCTTGTTTTTCAATTAATGTCTCTAAACCTTTTCCTTTAATTTCTTGGCCGCTTCCAAATTTTATAATTTCAGCTGTTTCTGTAGGTGGTTCTTTAAAATTTAAAAGTCTTCTAGCATTTGAAGTATAAGTTAATAATTCTTGATCGTTCATTTGAGTAATATCACCCATTCTATCTTCAATAGAATTTTCAATCGTTTGAACTAAATCAGGATTCTTTGCATAAGTTCCTTCTACATCAAATTCAGATTTGGTTGGATTTAATCCTTGTTTACCTTTTGGAAATCTAATGACATTTGTACGTGTACCAATTGTTCTTGAAACAGCTCCTTTGCCAAAAAGCTTTTCTAAAATTTTTATTAGTTCAACGTATTTGTCCATAATTAATAATAAGTTTTATTGTTTCTGATTATAGGTTCGTCTTTATAATCTTCTGGATGATCTATAAAGCCACCTTGTCTAAAACGCATCACGGCTTGTGTCATTGAGTCCACTAAATCGTCATGGTCTCCATAAGGAAACGCAGCACATTCTTCAATAACTTCTTGTGCAAAGTCTTTATCAACAGGAGCCCAAATTTGTCCTGCTTCAAATAAAGGTGCAACAGAGTTTACTCGTGTGTGCTTATCGTTACCTTTTGAAGGTGTGTAATTTATAACAGGGATGCCCATTTTACGCAATTCATAAGTTAATGGTAATCCTGATGCTTTTGCTTCAACAAGTACAGTTTCTGGTTGCCAATACTGATATTGTTGATATGCTACACGTCGAAGCTCAGGAAATTCAAAACGATCTTTTACAGCATCTAGCAAAATGAGTTGAGGTCCTGAGTCTTCGTTGTTATAGAAAACTCCCCACGTTGTTATCGCTGAGTAATCCGCAGATTCTTTTTTCATAAATGCAGTATCATAACTTTGTATGACATGTTGAAGAGGTGGTATAAAATCTCTTTCCCACTTTCTCCACCATTCACGTTTTATAATTGCACCTTCTTCTGATGTTGGATTTTGCATCCATTGTGCATTCCACTTTTGTAAACTGATTGAAGCTTTAACTCCTTCTAATTCTTCTAGCTTCCAAAACTCTGGCCATACAGGTTTACCTGATGGAAGTATTGCAGGAAATTCTATGAGTTCCCATTTATCAGATTTAATGTTCCCCGATTCTCGAAGCAAGCTTCCAGTCAAATCTTTTGTATTCCATCTTGTCATAACAAGAACGATTGCTCCACCAGGCTGTAATCGCTGACGAGGTCCTGATGTATACCACTCATGGGCTTTTTCTAATGCATCTATGTTTAATGCATCTTGTTCAGAATGCGGATCATCTATAATTAATAAATCTGCACCTCGACCTGTGATTGCAGAACCAACACCGGCTGCATAGTATTCACCACCTTGTTCTGTTTCCCATTTACCAGCTGCTTGAGAATCTTCACGTAATCTTGTTAAAAATATTTCTTTATACTCTGGCATGTCCATTAAAGTCTTTGCTTTTCGTCCAAAGCGAACAGCTAATTCTGTAGTATGGGTTGATTGAATTATTTTTAAATTTGGTTTACGCCCGATCATCCAAGCGGGTAGCAAGAAGCTGGCGAACTCTGACTTTGTATGTCGCGGCGGCATATTAATAATTAATCGTTTAATTTTTCCTTCTGCAAGATCATTAAACTTTGCAGCAATCTTTGTGTGATGGGAGCCTTCAATAAATTCTGGCCAGACACGTTTTACAAAAGTCATGAAATCAGATTGTGCTTTTTCTATTGCACGTTTTTCTTTTGCAAGTAAACCAGCCTTTATAAATTCTTCTTTTATATCAGGTGGTAATCTATTTAACTTCTCTAAAAGGTCATTCATAAAAATTTTCCGCAAAATTTTTTAGGATTAATTTTGGAACCTTGAAATCTATTTACAGCTTATAAATGTCTAAATCAAGCGGTAAAGGGTCAAGTTATGGGACCCGTTAAAAAAAAGGGGGATCGACTTATTAGGATTGCGTTAAGAAAGTAAGGGGACTTGGGACCTCTCTAATGTTTAAAGAGTCAAGGCCCAAGCCACTCGTCTCGAGTGGCTTGAGGCTAGCTGCTAGACTCAGTCTAGCAAAACCATATATTGTTTTGGAAAGTATTTGCGAAACCAATCTAATCCCTGTTGCATTGTTGCATAATCATTAAACTGTTCTGCTCCCATAATTAAATCATAGACAGCAACAGCAAACCAAGGGAGACTTGCTTTCTCTCCGCTGAATCTATTCGCAACATCTACTGTTTGATTCTTATCTAATTCAAGATCAAGATCAAATGGAATGCGATACTCTTTGCCCTCGTAGTTTATTACATGTAGTGGCTTTGTCATATTATACCTTTCATTTAGTTATGCAGTTACAGTATCATCTTGTGTTGTATCATTCAATAACTTTATAGTTGTACGAGTGTAATCTCGTCCATGCCAATCTTGGTGGACTGTTTCAACTATATCTATTGGACTTTCTTTTGGTTTAGTTTGTATTCCAATAAAGTTTATTAGTTGCGTCATATGTTCTTGTAACCAATTATTCATACATCGCTCATCACAAAAATAAAACTCCCAACGACTTAACCAATCATATCTTGGATGATCTATTTCACTAATATCATATCTTGCATTGCGTGTTCGCAAAACTTTATTCCCTTTCGGTCCTCTTATTCTAGACTGAGTGTCATATGTATGACACTTCGGTCCCTGACAAATGTGTTTAGCCATTTTAATTATCCTTTCTTTTCCATAGAACAAAATCGCCACTTGCAGTTCTATAACCCTCACTATCTAAATCAAAATAAGTAAAAAGACTTTCATTTTTTTTAGATATCCAATTTTTAGATTTATCAGTCCATACCCCAGCCCTAGTTATAAACTTACCATACTTTTTTGCAAAATAAGTTATGCTAAATTTATCGCCTACTTTTAAGTCTACCATTTTATACCTCTATCTTTCTGATTTGTTTATATAGGGGATATTATATTAATATCCCCTATGTGTCAAACAATTAATTTAATGCAACTTGTGCTTGTCTTGCCTTTTTAAATTGAGCAATAACTGATTTGTTATCTTGTTTTGCTCGTCTTGATTTAATAAGGTTTGCCAAGTTTTCTGGTTGATAAATAGTTAATGATACACCAGCAGTTCTTTGCAATTCATTTTCATTAACATTTAATCCCAATGCACCACACAAATCAATTGCGTCCTTAACATATTTATAATCTTTAAGAGCATTATTAATATCTCTCATGTCTTTAAAAATATGTTCTGCCCAATTGTAATGAGCATTGACAAAACTTTCTTTAGCAAGTTTAAACATTTTCATTTCATTAAACTCACTTTGAGTACATGGTATAGTTCTTGAACGGCAATAACTTGTACCAATTACATCAAGAGAAAATTTATCTTTCCAAGATTGATATAGTCCGTCCTCATTGTGATATCCAAGAAATTTTTTAATCTTATCAGTTTCCTGTGTCCAATGTGGATTACTACGATTATCTTGTGCTTTGTTTTGGATAGTGATTTCTGGATTGATACCAACAGCTTTTAACTCATCACGATAGTATGCAATACCAAAGTCCATACTGTCAAATCGTCCACTCATATTTGCGTCCAATCTGAAATCAAAATGTTCGGCAACACTACTATCACTATCATCATTGTTTTCGAGCCACTCATTCGCGTCGAAGTCGTCTCCGTCCGCTTCTTCCATTACGTCCTCGGCAGTCCACCATGTGATAGCGTATGCTCCAGCTTCACGCAAAAGTCGTGTGCCTTCTGCAATCTTTTCTTCCCGTGTCATGTTATCCTCCGTGTGAAAGGTTGTGGTTGTTACCCTATGCGTCGGGCTTGGTTAGTTTGCTCCGTCCAGCTTCCGCTTGACCGCTTCGTAAATCGTGTCGCGCTCTGCCGGGTTGGTGATGTCAAGTCCACCGTCCGAAAGTTCGTTGCCGTACGTGTTGACGACCTGCCAAACAGCCCACCACATAGCATCTACGTCCTCGCCTGTCAAGTCCATTGCTCGGTCGTCGCGCAGTTTCCCGATGGCGGAATACAGTGCCTCCATGCTATCGTTGATTGGCGTGTCGCCATAGGGGGCTTCGTTATGTTCGAGTTCCTCTGCGAGTTCGTCCTGCCAAATCCAGTACACGGTATTCGTGATGCGGTTGAGGTTGCGTAGGTTCTCCTGCACATAGTTCGTTGACACTCGCAGGTTCCGCCAGTCCGAAGCCACACCCTCGGCCAACGTGGTAACGAAGTCGATGGCGTACGCAACGTCCTCAGCCATCTCCGTGTTCGTCTCGTGTTCCAGTAGCGTGTCCATGTTAGTCCTCCGTGATGTGATGTTG